ATCAATTGATATTTCGCCACCGTCTTTTAAGCCTGGTATAAATGTTCTGAATCCATCTGTACTATCGTGTGTTGTTGTATCTAGTGTATCAGCTGATATTGATGGTCCACTGATACTTTTTAACTCTGCTATCGCACTACCTACTGTTAATACCGTTCCATTTGCAAATGCTGCCATTTTAAGCCTCCTTGTAAATCATAAAGTCAATTAATACATTAAACGCATTAACTGTGTCATCGTATCCGTCAAACTCGTTATCTATTGTTATTTTCTTCGCTATTGTTGATGATTGTAGAGCATATAACTTAACCGCTAATGTCTTAGACTCTGGATAGCTATCGCTGTATATCACAACTTGAAACCTTGATATTTCCGTACCGTCTGGCCCATCGTGTGTTGAACCTCTCGGCCCACTTATACGTTTAACTGTAATATAAGGTAAAACTGTACTTTCTGGTGGTGTAACAAAATAGACTTTACTGTTAGCAAGTTCTGAAAGTGTAACTACTTCATTTCTAACATCAACCTCTATCATCTCATCACCCCGTCAAATACATTATCCGCTATTCTTTTAATAGTTGATCTGTTGTCATCTATCGCACGTCTTAAATATCCTGTACCAGTTGAATCAGGCATTTTACTTCTTGTTGATTTAATTGGTGTCGCTCCCATGTCGGGTACTTTACCAAAACCAAACTCAATCTTCTTAGCATATTCTACGTTTGAACCGATTAACACTTTGTTTTCTGTTGTCTTGTCTATGTCATCATCCCAGCCCTCGCTATTAGAGTTCTTCTCGTATTGTTTTGCTCTTTCTTTGCCAACTCTATATGTTATAGAAGCCCGTAATCGTCCGCTATCAACCGGACAGTTTTTACTTGCCCTTTCTTGAACGAATATACCTATACTCGTTAAGGCTTTGTCTTGTGCTTTCTCATATGCTTTCTTTAGCTTAGTGTAATCAATATTAGAAGTCATCTTAAAACTCATATGATCAACTCACAATCAACCTGATTAAATACGTCCATATTCATTACGTTATTGCTTTTAATAACCAAGTATTCGTTGCTATCAAATTTAATCTTGTCCGATACTCTTACATCGAATTCAAATGTATAAAACCTATTGCTTGCTACTGTGAAATCTTTTTCGCTTGTATAGGTTTCACTTGAATTGAGTTGTCGCATTCTTCCTTCTATTTCTTTTAACTTAACCCATTCTTTAGCAACTTGCCCAAAGGCATCTGTTGTATCTTGTTCCCTCCAAAGTTCAGCTGTTTCAAAATAATCTTCAATTGCCATAATTACCACCAACTTTTAGTATTAATATCATAGTTGTATCTTTTTAATACTGTTTGTCTGTCGTCATATATCTTTCTGTAAGTATTTAACTTGCTGCTATAAGCATTTTCCCAACTGCCACCATTTTTAAAACTTATTGCATGGTCAGCCAATTTTTCAGATGATACCCCTGCTTTTTCAGTATAACCTGATATCTTTGTTGCTAAATCAATAAAACTTTTAGGTGGTGTGCATGGGAATATTAATATAGGATCACTTGTACTTTCGGCATTCAATACTGTATCTACTGTTATCTTACCACTTGTAGCATCTGTTATTAAATATATACCGTCATTAATCTTACTATTTTCTATCATTACATACATACCAGCAATATAAGTTTCAGAGAAAGAACCAGTGATTCCATCTGATACTATTTCAAATGTTCCATAATCAGCACCATCTACAAAATGATTATTGATTGAATTCATTACTTCATAAATCATTTAATCACCTAATCTTTCCACTAACTCTTTCTTTGTTCCATAAATTGGTAACTCTCTTTCTTCGCACATTTCTTTTAATACTTTATTTGTTAAATTAAACAAATCTTCTTGTTCTTTAACCTCTTCAATATCTTCTTGTTCTTTGCATATCTTTTGATGTATCTTTAATACTTTGCTTGAATATTCTTTGCCGCAATATTTACATAAACCCATTTAATCACCTACTTTCTTATAAAAAGGGAGGGTTCACCTCCCATATTATATTAACCTAACACTCTTACTCCTAATTCTGGGTATAATGGTGCAAAATCGTATAATGTATCAATTGACATTGTAGTTTTCTTAGTTGTAATATTGTAGTCCATAGTTACTCTTAATGCAATACCGTTGAAGTTTGTTACATAACTTTCTACTCCTGGAGGTGCTGCCATTGGTCGAGTAACAAAAGCAAATGCTTTCGGGTGAAATACCATATTAGCTACATGTCCGCCAGCTGTTACGTCTGCAAATGTTACATCTGTTGCTGTTGCATCTGCTGATAATGCTGGGTATAATTTAGCTGTTACAACGCCACTCACTGCTGCTGATGTATCTTCTAATACTACTGCTTGGTAAACTGTTCCGTCATCGTCTGCATAAGATAACAAGTCACCTTTTAACAATGTATCAGTTGATGACACTGCTGCTGATGTTAATTCTGCTGATGTATAATTGAAACCAGTAACAGGATCAACTGCGTTATTTGTTGTAGCTGCTGTAATAGTAACGTCTTCTAATGCTGAATACAATCCAGCTGTATGAGTTTTTACTGCTTGACTCATAAAGTTGTTAATACCAAATACTTTACCAATTCCGCCCATTCTTAATGCTTCGTTAGTACCGGCTTTGTCAACTTCTACTAAAGAGTCTAATACTTGGAATGCTGCTGTTGATGCTGTATCCCATACACCATTTCTAGGATTGATTGGTGCTTTGTTATCATTTAAAATTTTGTTAGACTGTGCAAAATCTTCTAATGCATCTGGAGTTGTACCGCTTGCGCCATATTCATAAGGAAGATATTTATACATATCTAAACCATCACGATTAATCTTTTCTGCAATTGCTACTGCTGCTGATTCTAAATACTTAGTTCTAAATTGTTCAACGCTTAATGATAATTCTTTCTGTGTTACTGTGAAAGATACATCGGCAATCTTATCCATTTTAACAAAGATAGGTTGCTCTTGTAATTCTTGAATAGAAATGTTTGTTGAAAACTCATCTGCTGTAAACTCGACAGGTCTTTCTACTTGAATAGTTGAACCTTTTTGAATAAAATCATCGCTATAATCTTTGTAACATAGTTCAGGCATTACCAATTGTTGTTGTAGTAAAGGTAACATTTCTCTTGCAATATTTTTCATTGAAATAAAACTTTGTGCCATTTAAAGTCACTCTCCTTATTTTGTTTGTTTCCACTTGTAATACTCATCATCTGACATATCGTCAGGGTTTGGTTCGTCGTCATTGTCGCCGTTCGGTGGTTCTTCACCTTTAACAGCTGATTTGACCTTTAGAAAACTATATTCTTTCTCTAAACTTTCTAAATGCTCATTTATGCCTATGATCTTATCTTCTTTAAGCTGCATTGTTTCAAAGTCAGCTTGTGACTCCAGTAATCTAACCGCTTTAGGATTGAAACCTTTTTCAATTAAATTATCTCGGAATATATCCTTCTTCTTTCGTGTACTTTCTCTAGCACCTACATTTTCTTTAAAAGTTGTATATTCATTTTGGATATCCTGAAGCTTTTCTTTGAGTTTCTCGGAATCATCGTTTTCTTTTAAACTGCTTAAAGAATTGTTAGTTTCTTCAAGTTGATTGTTTAATTCTTCTAACTTTGATTCCTTTTCACTTAACTTTGATTTAAAATCATCACTAGGCATAAAATCTTTCGGTATATTATGTTTCTCAAAATCAACAATACCTTTAATCTGTTCTTCTTCTAGTCCTAACTCTTTCAACTTGCTTTCTAAGTTCTCAAATGCTTTTATCATTTCTTTCCTCCTATAATCTATTTATATAGCGACTCTCACGCTTATAGTTTACCGTTAGCCCTAGTTTATTGACATCTCGGTCATAGGCTATTTTATATCAACACAATTAAGTGTTATAACATTATAATTTCATTTTGTCGAGTGCTTCAATTATTGCACTGTCTTCTGATTTATGAATAAATGTAACTTCAAATTCAAAGTTTATATTTAATTCTTTTTCTTTAATTTCTTTGTCTTTTTCTTTTAATACTTTTTCTAATTTCTTTTTAAACCATATCAACTCTTCGTTTAATTTATCTGTATCAACAGAAGCTTCTAGTGTCAAATCGCTGATTTTCATTATAACCTACCTTTCTTCCATTCATCTACACTCTTGTAACCTCTCAACTCATCATGCTGTATTTGTTCAATTGACTCTGGTAACAATGCTGCCAATGTACATCTACAATTAACTACTTCTGCTGCACCCCCTGCTGAATCGCCAGGTTTCATCATTCCGTTGCTGAAAGGTTTATCTGTATCTTGTATTTCATTATTGAGTGAAGCATGTGAATCTCTTGTGTCACTATCGTTTGTAGCTATCCATTGTTTCTTTAGATTTATACCTTTCTTT